AGCTTTTAGACGAGGCTAAATTTCAGCACCACCGGTTTCTCACCGGAAAAGACATTGGCCTTTCAACTACCGCCTATGAGAATAAGCGTATCGTAATGTCGTTCTAACGCGATCCCTCGATGTGGTCAGGTAATAATCCTGATCAGCATAAGTTTCAAACTTATGGAGGGAAATACTCGATTGACCTGAATACTGCGCAGCATAAAGTGCAGCTACGTATAACAGGCGTCCTGAGTAACGCGAATGGAGTGGGGTAGAAGAAAGCGTAAAATACGCCTTCCCTTCCCAGCCACGAGATAAGTAACTATGTTTTCGTGCCGTTAAGGCATTATAGTCAACTATCAAGTGGCCGTCTCCATAACCATCGGGTCCTACAACTGAGCGAAACTGCCAAGGCAGTAAGCTCATAAGGGCCTCTTCCCATGCCTTGTATCTATGGTCATATTCAACGTCGAACTTCCGACGTATATGGTTTATCCAAGTATACAACACTTGTGGCGTGGGACTTTTCTTCATGAAAAGTGGTCGAACGTCTACACCTAAGAAAAAATCGGAGCCGCAACTTTCCCGAAAGGGACCGTCAGCGAACGATTTTTCATTGTTAACCTCAAACCCAAGCAGTTTTAATGACTGCACAAGGAGTGGTACTGCTGCCTGTGGAACGATTATATCGTCACCATAAGCATTAACAGGCCGCGATGAAATGTCTAAAACATCGCAACATGCCCGAGTTATAGCCAAGAAAATCAAGGTTTCTAACTCAAACGTAAACCCGTTGCCCATGCTGGAGAACTTCTCGAAAGAGAAATTCTTACCTTCATAGGTGTATCGGTGAGAACGTGCAGTATCTAAAAGGTTGAACCACGGAAGAGGCAGTAACTCTAGCACAGTCATATATGAGATTGTGTCAGAAGCTGCTTTTAGATCAATTGTCGCCAACTTGTTAGTAATACTACCAAATTGGGCAGACTGTTGATTGAACCGTTGAGTGTTTAAATTGCACCCAACGCCGCGGAGCCTATTGCGCAAAACACGACCTATGCCTAACTGAATAAATGAATTCAGGAGAGGCTCCGTGCAAATAGCACGGTCGGTCTTTGCGTTCTTAGGGACGAAACCTAGCTTGCTACCTATGACTTCGACACACCCAACTGTTGGGAGTGTAGGAGCCGTCGGAATTTTACCGTCTGAGAGATACGAAACCCAAGAAGGGCACGTACCTAGAACAGACGGAAGCAAACCAAGAATTTCACGCGTGTGCGTGAGGGTAGAATCAAGCTTATCTAAAACACTTGTGTTTTTGGACAAGCCTATATTATTCCCGGGTCCAAAACGAAAAGGTATGCTCTCAACTTCCGGAACGTCTTTAAGACAAATGGCAATTTTACGCTTAGCGAGGTGAAGTACCTCGTTAACAGCGGGATCCGCAAAAAGCGGATCCACCCTTTGTATTAGACG